GCAGCTGCTTCCCACTTAGATTGGTTTTTAGCATATGTCATCACCTCCCTTAAATACTTCTTTGTTTTTCGACGAGATTGTTTTGGAGGCTGTGTTTGTTTATCTGGTTTAATTTCTATTAAATATAGTTTTCCGTTTTTCATACGAATAAAAAGGTCAACAAAATATCTATGAATCTTTCCATCTGTTTTACAACGATATGGGACCACCACTTGTTCTGAACTCCAACCGATCACCGAAGGTGTTTCATCCAACCACTTGAACGCCTGCCTTTCCCACATTGAACGATAAACAACATTATTGAAATCACCTTCATACTTAGAAGGGTGTTTGACTTTGTATTTTCCTTTATAAAACTTCATTCTCTATAAATATTTATATCTCTAATCTTAGTTTGTTTCAAAAGACACTATAATATAAATATCTTAATCACATAATTTATTATAAATAACTAATAATGGAAGAACAGTTTAATACCACGAAAAAGTTCGTTGAGAATGCGCTAACAGAAGGGTCAACTGCGGACTCAGCTGATTCTACAAAACCTATTATTAGTTTTCCACGAGATCTCGAAGAATTGGGTCGACCATTTGTCCAATTTTCATGCATGGAAGAAGGTAGAAGCATATTTTTACCAATGCCCGCGGGAATTACAATAGCCGATGGAGGTGACTATTCTACTATCAATATCGCCACAATGTCGGCTCTTGCACAAACTGCGAGAGCTGGCGTGGATAAATTTACTGGAGGAGGCGGTGCTGGAGATGTTGCAATGGCTGTGGCAAAGGACATTGGGAAGCAAACATTTTCAGGAGGTGGAATTGGTGCTGCTATTCTTTTATCGAAAAAAATGGGCTTAAATGATTTGGCCGATGCAGCTTCATTCGCAGGTAAAATGGTTGTTAACCCTCGAACAAACGTATCGTTTTCTGGAAACAACTTAAGGCAATTTGGATTTAAATTTACACTTATTGGTAGAGATAAAAGCGAAGTTAATGCTATCGATGATATACAGAACACTTTTCGTAATCAGGTTTATGCGTCTGAATTGGACAACGAAAAGCTTTTACTCAAATATCCAAACCAATGGCAAATTAAATTCTTTTCACCTAACGAACCTGGAAAAGAACTAGATTATATTCCAAAGATATACACATCATATCTTACATCGTGTAGTGTTGCAGTCAACCCTAGTTCACCTCGTTTCCGAACTGATAACTCTCCATACGAACTTACTATTGATCTTGCCTTTCAAGAAACTAAAATTCTCACAAGGAATGAAATACAAAGATTGGAAAATGGTGATCGTACAAATAGAGAAGCCGATGATCGAGCTGCACTTGGTGAAAATGTAAAATCATTAGCTGATGCTGCAGCAAATAAATTACAAAATTTTGCAAAAGGTCTGGCAAAACCAAAATAGAAAATATCAATAATGTTCTTTAAACAATTTCCAAAAACGACATATAGTGTTAAAAACGATGCTATACAACAAGAAATAGCAGACCATTTTAGGTATGTTGATGTCATTGAACGGTCATCACAGAACTTTTATTCATATAAAAAGGAACAGATTATTGATTCTGAAAGGCCCGACACAATGTCAAAACGGTTATACGGCACCAATGATTACTATTGGACATTCTTTATTGCGAATGATACATTGAAAAACGGGTTATCTGCATGGCCTAAAGGTGATAACGAGATTAATCAATTTATTTCGAATGAATTTAAGAACTTAAGTGTATATAGATTTCCATTTAATGATACTCGACAAGACGGTGTAATCGAAACTATAACGGGATTACCTATTAACAATCCTAAGTATTTGCCATATCTATATCTTCTTACTCCTATTGCATCAACTCCTTCTGCACCAGGTCCTGGTGGCGATCCTAAAAAGGTTTATGCAAAAGTTAAAATAGTTGACTATAAACCAAATCTTTCTCAAATTTGGATTGACTCGTCAAGTATTACTTGGACAACTCCTGAATCACAGTCCTTTGAAAATCAGGTTGGAGATGGCGGATATGTTGATACATTATGGACCAACCTCGCGAAACAAGTATTTGAATCACAGAATAGTGTTGAAAATATCTCCATGGAGTTTAACATATTTTTCCAATCCGACGAAACACCCGAGGTTAATATTCTAAGAGAAGAGTATGTCAAATATGTACGTGATGCGATCACCAAATTCTACGGTGACAAATGGGTTGATGATGACCCTGAAACAGTTGACGATAAATCTTTAATGCTACTTCATGACTTGTATCCTACGCAATATTGGAAAGATTCCTCACTCGCACCTGCTCATTATTATGATTCCGCTAATCCCGAAAATGAGATTACTGAATATGAAACATTTGATTTTTCATCACCTAACTATATAACATACCGTGATGATATGATTGAAGATAACAATTCCAAAAAGGAAATAGTAGTTGTCTCACCTTCATACATTGACCAATTCGCAAGAGAATATAAAAAATTGCTAAATGAGTGAACTAAATAGATCATACGCGGGTGAGGAAGGAAAGTCATCCAAACAATCTTCCTATAAGATTTTAAAATGCATCATGGTGAATTCCGATGGTGAAGAAAAGGATATACATAACATGGTTGGTTATACACGAATTCATGAAAGTATATTTTCAGCTGCACTAATATGTGAAATTGGTATTCGTGATGAGTCTAACTTCCTTGAAGAGTTTAACATCACGGGTAATGAACTTATCGAACTTGAAATTGAGATAAACAACTTCGGCCAGAAACGTGAGTTAAATTATACGTTCTATGTACGAGAGTATAATGATTATGCTCGAAGCGCGGAAAACAATCAGATACAAGCATATACACTTATTGCTGTATCAGAACATGCTTATATCGCACCTCTTATTAACTATTCAGGTACTGCATTTGGTACAACGACGAGTGTAATTGAAAACATATTTAAGAATGAACTTGATACTACGGGTAAAGATCATAAGGCATTGCTCATAACTCAAGGAAATTGTGCAACCGAATACACTGGTACACATAACCTCGCAAATCCTCTGAAAGAGTCTCTTAAGATATTAAATCACGCGGCTGATGTTAATAACACTCCTTATGTTCTTTATCAGGATCTTTCGACAAATATAAATTTAGTACCTTTAAGTTACGTTACTGATAGAGAAGAAAATCCAATTTATAAAACATTTGTAAATAAACAAATCTTATCGTCGGATGATGGTGATAACGAATATGCTGAAAGATCAACTCAAATGTTGAATATCACGTCAAATATTGGGATGGCACCTTCGATAAGAACTGCGGATGGAGGCGTTGCAACAAACAATACATTTATCGATATTTCAAATAAACAAATACGAAGAAATGCTTTCTTTGCTGACATTGCTATTAATAAAGATTTTACAACTGCGAAGGCTTTACCCTCAACAACATACGGTATACCAACACTACAACGTATACAGGCAGAACTCCACGCAAAAGCAAAAAAGAATGCTTCTACCGCTGCTTTAAATTTAATTCATCCTCTCGTTGGTCTTGCGAATACTCTATTGTCAAAAGAAAATCCTTCGTCTGATCAATATAAATTTGGTCAAACTCGAACACCGACTGCAAAAGACGAGTATAGATATATTAACACCAATAATGTAGAAGCAACCACACCTTCACAAACACAAGAACAACATTCAAACACATCACGAGCATATCTATCAAACTATGATTCATGCTCTCATAAATTTACTGTTATGGGTGATACATTCTTGAATCCTGCACGAACAATTCAACTCAAATTTCCAAAAGCAACTGATCCTTCTGTATATAAGAAATATACTGGTAAGTCAGAAACAAATCTATACGATCATCTACTTTCCGGACCATATCTTATCTTTGAAACAACTCATACCTTTCAAGAAGGAAAATACGAAACACAAATGACTGTTAAGACCGATGCACTCGTTCCACTCGGCCTCGAAGTCGAATAAACATTATGATAAAGAATCCAAACTTCTTCCTCGGTGTAATTGAGGATATACAAGATCCCAGAGAATCAAATCGTGTTCGCTGTCGTGTACTAGGACACCATACTGAAGATCTTACAAAACTACCCACGGAATCACTTCCCTGGATGAATGTAACCTTTCCTGTTACATCTGCTTCTATGTCGAGTATAGGATCAGGTTCTCATGGTTTACTTCTTGGATCATGGGTATTTGGTATATTTATTGATCCCGAAAATCAACAAGGACTTATACTTGGATCCCTTGCATCTGAATCAACACATCAAGAGGTATATGATCCAAACATTGGCTTTCGTGACCCTTCTGAAATATATCCACTATCAACTCGATCTGATGCACCAGCTCTTACACAAACCGAAGCTGAACAATCTTCAAGTTACCAGTATAAAATAAACAATCGATACGAAGATATACCTGTTGCCACTCAACCTCATCTATCTACAATTACTGAAGACTCCGCACCTGAAAGTAAAAAATACTCAACTCCAGATGCTCAAGAGTACGCACAACCAGTCTATCCTTATAATAAAGTAATACAATCAGAGTCAGGACATACACAAGAATACGATGATACACCCGGAAAGGAAAGAATATCCCAAACCCATAGGTCTGGAACCTCACAAGAGATCATAGCTGACGGAACAAGTATACATACCATCGTTGGTAATGGGTATAAGATAGTAGCAGGAGAAAACAATGTCTATATAGTCGGAAATTGCAATATCACTGTAGATGGAGACATGAAAACACTCGTAGGTGGTAACTATGATCTAGAAGTAGAAGGTGATATGAATACGCTTATACACGGAAACAGGAAGACGAAGATTAGCGCCGACTGCGAATCAGAAATTATCGGAAAGCGAAATATACATATTAGTAAGGGCGATACTTTAAAAGTCGGAGAGTCTCAGAATATTAGTATCACCGACGACGCGAAATTCGAAACACTTACTGGAGGTCAGGTAATTAACATAAAAACGAATAGGAACGCGAATATCGGGTTAAAAGATATTCATAATGTGGGAGAAGATTTCGATTTAAGTGTTACTGGTAATCGTAATGATGTTACATTCGGCGATTTAGGACACTCTATATACTCGAGTAGTAATTTAAAAATAACATGCCCGCAAAAAACGAATTTATCATCCCCAGTGCTTGAAGTATCGGGAGATATAATCGCAGGTAATGCAGGTGTATCACTTATAACACATTCTCACTTACAGCAAGCAGGTAATGATGCTGGTGCTGGTGCAGATACATTAGCACCAACCGCTGGAACAGGAGTAGGATCATGAATCACTTAATACAAACACCAACACAGTTTGGATCAGCAGAAGTAATAGCAAGAGGTACGAATGAGTATACGCTCTTTTATACGAATTTAACAAACCTCGCGCATCTTGAATCATGGACTCGATGGGAATCATTTCCATCAGTTGTTCGTGTTGGTAACTTTGTTTATTGTCTTGCAGCACTCACGGGCTCTAAATATTATACCTGGTGGACACTGATTGATATTGTTCCTGACCCAGCAGATCCTTATCGCCTTGGAAGTAATGTTGCGTATCCTCAGATTACGAATGAGATGAGCACTTCACTCGATCAGATACAGATTAATCCGGATGATGATGAGAATATAACGAATGATGGCAATACTAATTTCGAATTGACAACACTTAAACCCTATTATACTCTACCTGTTACAGTTACAGGGTATAACACGAGTAATAATATTGGAGGATTATTCTATTCAGCAAGCTATAATTTTGAAAAGATATATCCTTCCTTTCAACCAAATTGGTCAAGCGCGCGAATCGTGAAAGGTCACAATAATGAAATTCGAATTTCAGGATGGGGTGAGCGAGTTGATCTTATACAAGACCCTGATTCGCCAACACCGCCGGCAATCACAGATAAGATTAGTTTATTCGCGCCATTTGGAACAAAGAAACAATTTGAAACTCTTTATGGTAAGCAATCAGACTGGTGCGAGCCTGATGGTACTCAGTGGATGTTCGAAGCACCGGCGGGTCATGCTAATCAATCAGTACGATGGGCAGATGATGATGCGTTCCAAGCTGAAAACGCTGATGGTCGAACTTATTACTATCCATTCCAATTCGATGGGCCTTTAAGTAATCAATACTTTATTAATGTAAAAGGTGATGTAAATCAGGATGGTGTTGATGATACGCCTGTTAAGGATGTAGTTAAAACAATTGCAGGTATCGCGATCGCTGATGAAATAACACAAAGGCTCGATGTTACGAAATGCGGATATGATTTCGATCTTAATCTAGGTAATCTACCAGTGCCGGAGTTTGTCAAGAGTATAGGTGCGAAGGCGAATGAAATGAAAGACACTATCGGATCTGCTATTAGTAAAGGCTCAGCAGGCATTCTGGAAATCGTGGAAAAGGCTGAGGGGGTAAAGGGCGCCTTAGAAGATGAGTTAAGTACAGTCGGTGAGAAGTTGACTGAGAACTTTTCTGAGGCACTATCGAAGATTAATCCTCTTGATACAGAGGCGATTGATTCATTGAAGGAGAAGTGGTCGGGTGTTGTTGATAATATCGAAGATATTCTTGAGAATTTAGATAAAGTTGACATATGTTCTCTTGTTGATGTTGTTGCAAAGGTTGATAAGAATGGTGTACTTATTAAGAAGCCAGAGATGGAAGATACTCCGATTGATCCGATTGAACCTTCGAAGAAAACACATATTGTTCCTATTACAAATGGTAATATACCTCAAACAAATATACAGAAGAAAGAGGGTATTGCACCGAATACGATAAAGTCGATTGAAGAGCAATACGAGTATGCGTGGAAGAAGTTGTATGATGTGGCTATCATTGGTGATTATACATCGAGTGTAGGTGAGAAGAAAATAAATGTTGTCGAGCTCGGTCAGCAATTAAGGGATGATGAGGAGTATCAAGCAATACAGGGTGTGGTTGTCATGGGTCTTCCTGCACCGAGTAATTCTCGTCTTGAGGAGATGGAGAAGAAATGGGCGCAGGATCACTACCTTCTCACGTATATTTCTCTTGTGTTATCACGTGCGCGTCAGCAAATATATCAAAGGTTCAAAGATCAGAAGAGACCTGATATTACATCCGACACTGATCCGCGAGATCTTGTGAAGACATCACCAAAACTCTGGCAAGATGCACCTCAGCTATTGGGAACGAAGATGCATGCACCGGGTGTAATATGGTCGGTATATACTCAAGAGGATTTGGATAAAAGGAATGAAATAAGAGATGAAATATTAAAGGCTATTCGTGAGTATATCCTTACTGAAGAGCTTATTCTATCACTGAATAGACTTTCTGTCGCAGCGCCAAGCGAACATGTAAAGAATATAGAAACACCTGCATCAGATGAAGAAATCGGGGATGCAACCTTTGAAAGTGAAGGAGAAAAGAAATCGAATGAAATTGGAGGTGCTGTGAAGGATGGAAGTTCAGGT